TATTATTCGGCGGCGGGTGCCCGGCCTTAGTTATGGGTCATGTTTAAAAAATAGTTTAAATTTTGGCGTTATGGCATAGTAAAGTTTAAAAAATCTGCGATAATAAAAGATATGTTAGTATCTGCATCGCAATATGCGCGAATGTGCGGCGTATCTGCAATGGCGATTTGCAAGCAGATTCAGGCCGGGCAATTGGTGCGCGTTTCTGGGGGAAAGAAGCTTGATACAGACGAACCTGTCAATCGGGCTTACCTGGAAAAGAAACAGGCAAAGATGAAAGCTCAGCTGGAAGTAAAAGCAATGGAAGCTGCGGCCAATGGCGGCAGCTCTACTCCTGCATCAGCTGATGCTTTGGCTTCTGGAAATGAGCAAAAACGTGGTAACACTGCTTTAATGGCTACGTCAGCAGCTGAAGAGAAAAACGGCGCGACTCGGAATTATTCTCCAGATTTAAACAATCCTGCGGCAGAAATTTTGCGTAATCAACTTGCTGCATCGCCGCATAAATCACACGACATGATGAAAATGACAATCTCTGAACTGCTGCGGACCTTCGGAAGCATTGATAACATCGAGCGGTTTAGCAAGATTCAAAGGGATCTGAGCGCGGCCGATGAACGCGAACAGCGCACCCAGGAAAAACGAATGCAGCAGATTCCAAAAGATTTTGTTGTGCAGCGTGTATTCGGGTACATCGACGATTTGATGAATCAGCTTCTAGATGTGCCTGAGTCTGTGTGTGAGCAGGTTATAGCGGTTTCTTTGGCCGGTGGTGACGATGTGCGCATAAACGTAATGCACATTCTTTCAGACAATCTGACGCGCTGCATAAGCGGGGCAAAAGAACACATTGTGGGCGAGCTTGATACTTTGAAGGGCAAATATGATAAGCAGTCAGATTCTATTATGGAAATGCAGGAAAAGCTGAATGAAGTTATGGAAACGGTATGACACGGTGCCTGAAAAGGATCTGAAAAGCCCGGAGAAGCTTGCCAGACGCGTACTGAAGGAACAGGGCGCAATCCTGGGAGAGTGCGAGCCGGACGATTTTGGAAGTAAATATTTTTTAATCACAATTGATTCAAAAGGGCATTTAATCACCCGAATATACGACAATGACGAAACGGCCAGAGAAATGGCCAAATCATTCTGGCTTAATGGTTTCCTGGTAGTCTCTTGCTTTTATCTTGCTCAGGGAGAAAACAGCATTTTAATTCAGACAATTTACTGGGGACTTAGAATCGTCTAAAAAAAAATGGAAGCGGTTGTAAATGAAAGTGACATTGATTTTCTCATTGAAAGCTTTTCAGGGCTGACGGCAAAAAGAAATTTTGTTTTGCCGTCGGATTACATTGAATCTGTGCGCTATCTGGATAAATCACTTTCACCTTTTCCGGGTAAATTCAGTTATGAGAAATTCCCATATTTCAAAGAGATTGTAAATCAGCTTTCACCGGAATGCCCTACAAAGTACGTGTTTGTTATGAAGGGCAATCAGTGCGGGTATACGACCGGGGTGCTTGAACCCGGGATGATGTACTTTATTGGAGCAGATCCTGAAGAGCAGGCGCTGTTTTTGCCGGATGATGTAATGGTCAAGCAATATTCAGAAACGAAGCTTGAAAACTGTATTGATAACTGCGATTTGCGCAAAAAGATTACCAGCACGGCAAAAAAAGCAAAAGGGTCAAGAAATACGGGTGACACAACTTACCACAAACAATATGCCGGGGGCAATTTAAGACTGTTCGGTTCTAAGTCTGGAACACGCTTCAGAAACTTTTCTTTCAAGGTAATTTTTGCGGATGAAGCTGACGCTGCACTTATGAGCATTAAGGGCGAAGGTGACATTTTCACATTGATGAAAGCAAGACAGGATGCCTTTGGAAATCACACTAAGCTTGTTATCGGATCAACTCCAAAGAACGAGGGAAGTTCTTTAATTCAGCAGCTTTTCTTAACTGGGACCCAAAAATATTTCTACGTGCCCTGCAAGTTCTGCGGTGCGATGCAGAAACTTGAATGGGCAATCTGGGACGAACACGATAAGTCAAAACAAATCGGTGGAATAGTCTGGGAGAACGACGAAAATTTCCGGCCAAAGCTGGAGACTGTAGGATATAAATGTCCGCATTGCGGCGGCATTATGAAAAATTATGACAAGGCTGAAATTATCAAAAAAGGCGAATGGCGAAGCTCTGTAGACAAGCCGGAAAGACCGCTGGCGGAAAGCTATCACATTACAGCTTTGTATAATCCTCCGGGAATGTATTCCTGGGAAAATTACGTTTCTGACTGGGCTGTGGCGTGGGACCTTAAAACTAACCGCGTGAAGGATCTGGAGAAATATCGCGTTTTCAGAAACCTGAAGCAAGGACTGCCGTTCAGGGAACAGCACGAAACAATCAGATATGAGAGAGCTTTGCGTTATAGGCGCTTCGGATTTGCGCGTGGATATGTTCCTAATCAGCTTGCAGAGCGCGATACTGGTTCGCCGGTTGTCATCCTGGTGGCAAGCGTGGACGTTCAGAAAGAATGTCTTTATGTGGATATTGTGGGCTACACTGAACGTGGATGCAATTTCTCTGTGGACTTTATAAAAATTGAAGGTTCGACCGAGACTTTCGGCGGTCCGTGGGACGAGCTGAGCGATTTGATTACAAACCATACTTTTACGGATGAAGACGGCCGGAGAGAATACCGCGTGATGATTACGCTGGTAGACTCTGGACACTATACATCCTGGGTTTACGCTTTTGTTGCCAGATTCACGGCCGGAGTGTATGCCTGCAAGGGGCAAGACTGGATTAAGGACGGCGCGACCTACGCTCTTTTCTCTGCTGCGACTTTGAAGCAAATCGGCTTGCCGCTTGCTTATCATGTGAATACAGGATTATTAAAAGACAGGATTGCAAACGAAATGAACCGGCTTTTCTGGAATGATAACCAGCTTCAGCCTGCGTGGTACCCGAACTTCCCGGAAGATTTTGGAGACGATTATTTTAAGATGTATGAGGCCGAAGAGAAAGTAGATCTTTTTGACAAGAATTCAAACCGATATATCAAAACAATCTGGAAGGCTAAGTTCGGAGCGGACAACCATGCTTTTGATACGCGTGTTTATAACAAAGCTGCGCTTGAGATTTTTGCGGATGATATTTGCAGGCATGAGCTGAGGATCACACACCTAGACTGGCAGGCGTTCTGGTCTTATGCAAAATCTACTCAAGCTTTTTACCAGGAAAGAACATAAAAAAAAGCCAAAACTGAAGAAACACCCCTGATTCTCCGGCTTTGGCTTTTGGTTAAATGTAAGCATTGCTGTAAGCAATCCCAATATAAAATCAAAATAATAAATGTGTCAAGAAAGTATTTTTTTTATGCAGTATTCAGAAATTGTTACACCTTCTTTTGCTGCGTTCTCTTTGATTTTCTCTTTTTCGCTGGCGGTGCAAACAATAGACATTGTGCAGGTTTTTGGTTCGGTTCCTTTTGCCTTGCGACCACCGCCATGATAGCCGTAACCGGTATATTTCTTTTCTTTCTGTTCTGCCATATTATACCTTCCTAAAGTTTTAGTAAAAGAAATAATAATGACCTTTGTTTCTTACGCAAATCAAAGTTTCACGTCCATAATAAAATCTGCCGCATTTTTCACATCTGACAACATCAAAATTAAAAAAGTATTTCATATCTGCCTCCATAATCCAGCAGGGTTTCCCCTGCCGTTGTTTTTATGCAATTTTATAATCAATCATTGTTTTTGCCATAACTTTAGCAACTTCTTTCTCAACTCCGGCAGCTACATACTGAGCAACCAATCTGTCAAAATGGCTCTTGTTTAATTCTTTAATTTTTCTCTGTGCATTTGCCATTTCTTCAATTCTGTCTAATCCTGTTACTTCAATCATGTTTATCTCCTTGGCTCTCGCCTTATGGTTATAATATATCATGCTTTATTTGTTTAGTCAATAGCGAAACAAAAAAATTAAAATTATTTTTCAGAAATTTTCAGAGAGAGTGAGGCAGATTTTTTTAAGAATTAAAGCTTATCCATTTCTTTGTTGTAGATGTCCTGCATGAGATTCTGAGCGAAGTCGATAGCAGGTTCCATCCAAGGGCGGGCAGGAACGAAAACGCTTTTGTGTTTTAAGTTGAGGATAGGGCGAGAAGAGAAAAGGCGGTTATCCGGTTTGAAGCGGAGAACCTGGAAGATTGTGTTATTTACGCGAACAAAGCCTTTGCTTTTTGCAGCGTTGTAAGCTGCGACGGCAAGCGCCATTTTTGAGCGGGAAGGTGTGCCGTTTATTGTGCGAGGCTTTAAGTTCTGGCGTATGTTTGAATACTGATAAAACTTTTTGACACGGTTCGAGTTTGAACCCAGGCGGGCGTTTGTATTTGGGATTATCAGATTTGAGCTTGTGGGCGCTGTTTTTTTGCCGCCGGTTTCCTGAAGTGCCATATATCCGGCTTTTGGAAGTAAGCCCATTTCTGACTTAACATTTTTGAGCTGTGAGACTCCTGGCGGACATTTTGAGTAAATAACTGAATTCTGAGTGAAGGTGTTGCGCAGGGTGAAATTCTTCTGCATCAGGCGCTGGGCGTTCTGGCGGCTTACGGCCGCGGTGATGTTTACTGTGTTGATTGCAGCTTTGAGCTGTTTAAGTGAGACATCCTTTGCAATTTTTTCAAAAGCGTTTATGCCTTTAACGACGATTGTTTTGCCCATACTGAGAATGTAGGACCAGGGCGGGAAATTGTCAAGTTTTGAAAGTCTGTGTGCTTCAGAAAATTACAGGATCGGTTTACCTGTCTGGGTGTCTATGAATTTTAATTCCAGAGTAGAATCTAAAGCTTGAGCTATCTTTTCAAGCTCTGTGACTTTAAAGTTATTTGTGCGAAGTTTGTTTGTAAGGTTCTGCTGACTCTGGCCGGTTTTTTCTGCGAGGTCTTTAATCTGCAAATTGCGTTCCAGGCAGCATTTTTTAATATAATTTGTTGTGTCCATAAGTCGAAAATACACTAAAAAGTTTAAAAATACAAGTAAAAATGTAAAAATACACTATTTTGTTTAATTTTGATTGACGAATTAAACGAAATCGTTTAATATTAAATTAAATCGTTTATTCATTACTTTAAAAATTTTGGGAGGCGGTATGAAATACAATTATGTGGACAAGGTGCTGTTTTTGGCGGTGGTTTGTGATGCAGTAACTGAGAGCGAGAGCGGCGGAAAGTTTGCACGGATTTTGTGGGAGCGGTCTACTACTCTTGAGAGTAGTAAGAAAACCGCCTGCTGGGGACAACAGGCGGCGCAAACAAATGAAAATACCGGGAGGGGTACATCCACCAAAAGACTAGGCTTGTTTTAGTGATTTGTCAATAATAATAAGAATTAGCGGGGTAAAGCTGCTCTTTTTATGCGGTTTTACCCCATTTTTTTATAAAAATTTGTTCTAGGGCATAGTGTTTTTTAAATTTCAGTATGAAAATAAACAGTAAAATGTACGAACTGTTAATTGACAAAGTTATCGGGGAAGACTGGTGGGAGAAATATTCAGGGGTTTCTGAAGAAGTCTCTGCGGCTTATGTGCGCAATAAGCTTGCTGCATTTCCTACCGGGGAAACCGAGCTGCAAATCACAATCGACTCTCCAGGCGGTGATTGGTATGAAGGTGTGACAATCTTCAACATCATCCGCGATTTTGCGCGAAATCATCCAGACGTTACCATCACAACTTACATTCAGGGAATGGCCGCAAGTATGGCAAGTGTTATTGCCCTTGCGGCTAATGCCGTTAATCCGGACAAAAACAAAATCGTTGCCGAAGATAATTCGATGTATATGATTCATAACTCCTGGGGTGTTAGAATCGGCGGCGCTAAAGAAATGAGTGAAGCAATGGGCTGGTTTCAGAAAGTTGATGAAACAATGAATTTTATTTACAGCCGCCGCTCTGGTAAGTCTGATACTGAAATCAAAGAAATGATGGATGCTGAAACCTGGCTGTTTGGCGAAGAAATTCTGAAAGCTGGTTTTGTTGATTCAATCAAAGAAATGGACGAAGACCTGAAAAAAGACATTGAAAACGGACTTGCTCAGGCTGCTGGGCGTGACTTCTGTCTGGTAAACGCTAAGGCAAAATTCAGCAAAGCTCAGGAAATGCTGCAAACAATGCAGCTTAAAAAAGACAAGGATATACCGCAGCACAATTACGCAGCTGCGGCTTTAGCTTTGGATATTAAGGGCGGTTCGCCGTCCAATATTGCTTCCAGGGCAAAAGCTTCGGAAGCTCAATCTAATAAGGGGGCTGTAATGACAGCTGAAGAGTTGAAAAAAAATCACGCTGATGTTTATGCAGCAGTGATGGCGGACGGCGAAAAAGCGGGCGTTGAAAAAGAAAAGGCACGCGTGAATCGTCTTCTCGCAATGGGTAAAAAATCAGGGGCAACTGATTACGCTCTTGAGTGTATTGAGAAGGGTGCTGATCCGACAAATGATTCTGTCGTAGACGCATTTTTTGAAAAAGGTGTAGCTGCAAAAGCTTTGACAACTCAGGCAGCTGACGAAACTGTTCCAGAAGTTAATCCACCTAAAAATGACAAGAATGCGGACAAGGATGCTGTGATGGCTGCTTTTGACCGCGAGACAGGAGCTGACAAATGGGAAAAATAAACGGCAATTATGAAAGTGAAGACCGCGGAAAAGTTGATTTGCTTTTGGGCGACAACGAATTTGAAAGCGGCGTTTTGACTCTTGCAAACGGCGGAGCTGTAAAAGAGGGTGCTCTTTTGAAGCGTGAAGCTGACGGAAAATTTGGTGTAATTTCTGCAACTTCTACAACAACTTACGAAGAAGTAACTGCTCCTACAGGTTCAAGCCCAAAGTTTGAAGGATGGTACGAAAAAGACGGAACTGCTTACGTTCTGTCTGACGATACTTCTGTTCAGGTTGGTGTGACTTACTACAAGCAGGTTATCACCGTTCAGGACCCTGTGGCTGTTTACGTGGGAGCTGATATTTCAAACGCTAGCGGTTCTACTGCTACTTACGAAATTCGCCCGGTTATCAGCGGACGCGTTGCTGCAAGCCGCTGCCATTACAGCACAAACACACCTTTAAGTGCTGCTGACAAAGACACATTGCGCGGTCATTCGATTATCGCTTTGGACGCTTACGAAAGCGGCCGTTAATTTTTGGGAGAAAGACAAATGGACTTTTTGAAGAAAGTTTTAAGAATGTTTACACAGGGACGCGGTGTTCCTGTTCGCGGATTCCTTTCTACATTTTTCACAACCACAGAAGAAGACTACACTGAGGCTGAATATGTAGAAATCGACATTGAGCGCAACACTGAGGCAATTGCACCTACTTTAAGCGATGCAAGAACCGGCGCTGTTATCGTTAACGAAGAGGTATGGCAGGAAAACAAATATCGTCCGCCATATTCTGCAATGAAAGACCCTATCAATCTGCATGAATTGATGGAGAGACAGCCAGGCGAAAGTGACGACGCTGACAGCGTTGGAACATGGTTCGGCCGTCTTGTTCGCAAGATTTTGCGTGTACTTACAAAGTATCACCGCATGTTTGCAAAAAACATTGAATTGCAGTGTGCTCAGGTTCTTCAGACTGGACACATTCAGCTGAAGGATGACAAGAACGGCATTACTTACGATCTGGACTATCACCAGAGCACAAGCCATCTTCCTACAGTAATTAACGACTGGGGTGGAGCAAGTGCAACTCCTGTTGCAGATATTACTGCCCTTGCTGATGTTATTGCCGATGATGGCGAA